AAATATGTTGGTTAGTATAGCAACAGAATATAATGATGCGATACTTATTATAGAGAATAATAATATTGGTTGGGCAACAATCCAACAAGTAATAGATAGGGATTATCCTAATCTATTTTATACAAGTAAAGACTTACAATATGTTGATGTTCAACACCAAATGAACAATAAAATCAACAGACAAGAAAGGAATATGGTTGCTGGTTTTTCAACGACTTCCAAGACCAGACCACTAATTATTAGTAAGTTAGAAGAATTTTTTAGAGAGGAGAGTGTAGTGGTTCATAGTAATCGTTTGATTGATGAATTACAGACTTTCGTTTATATAAATAACAGAGCAGAAGCAATGCGAGGATACAATGATGACCTTGTAATGTCTTTTGCTATTGGACTTTGGGTTCGTGATACTGCATTACGATTAAAAACCGAAGGTATTGAATTAACAAAAAAGACATTGACCAGAATGATGGACAATGAGGGTTTATACACCAACGAAGATATAAATAAAAATGATAGTTGGGAGTGGGAACCAGGAAAAACAAAAGATAAAGAGTCATTAGAGTGGCTCTTATAAAGTGAGGTAAAAAATGGCAGATACAACATTATTTGGAAGACTGAGACGATTATTCAGTACAAATGTAATCGTGAGAAATGTCGGTGGTAAAAAATTAAAGATAGCCGATACAGACCAAATACAACATCAAGTCAAGAGTCATCTTGTAGATAGATATTCCAAACTACATACTAATTTAGATTTAGTTGGAACAGGATACTCAACTGTACATCAGGTTATGGCAGCAAGATTGGGATTATTTAAAGATTATGAATCAATGGATTCAGACCCAATCATTTCAAGTGCATTAGATATCTATTCAGACGAATCAACTATGAAAGGTGAGTATGGTGAAGTAATTGATATCAAAACTGACAATGAAAATATAAAAGAAATATTACATAATTTATTCTATGACATTATGAACATTGAGTTCAATCTATGGCCTTGGGTTCGTAATATGGTTAAGTATGGTGATTTTTATCTATACTTAGATGTAAGTGAAAAGTATGGTATTACGAATGTAGTTCCATTATCACCTTACGAAGTTGTAAGAGCAGAAGGAGAAGACCCTGAAAATCCTTACTATACTAAATTCTACTTAGAAAGTATTGAAGGTGCACATCCTTATTTTGGCCAAAGGTTAACAAGTTCTCAACAAAAGATAGAATTTGAAAACTTTCAAGTTGCTCACTTCAGATTAGCAAGTGATAGTAACTTCTTACCTTATGGTAAATCTATGATTGAATCTACAAGAAAGATTTGGAAACAATTAACACTTATGGAAGACGCTATGTTAATTCATAGAATTATGAGAGCACCTTCTAAACGAGTATTCAAGATTGATATCGGAAACATTCCACCTGCAGAGGTTGATAACTATATGCAAAGAATTATCAACAAGATGAAGAAAACACCATTTATGGATGAGGCAACAGGTGAGTATAACTTAAGATATAATATGCAGAACCTAACAGAAGACTTCTTTATGCCAGTTCGTGGTGGGGATAATGGGACTGAAATATCAGAGTTGGGTGGTATTGATTATGATTCAACAGAAGACATTGAATATTTGAAAAACAAATTATTAGCATCACTAAGAGTTCCAAAAGCATTCTTAGGGTTTGATGAAAATGTCGGTGGTAAAGCAACATTAGCAGCAGAAGATGTTAGATTTGCAAGAACCATTGAAAGAATAC